ACTGCCCACTGGCAACAACGCAGGCAAATACGCACTGTTGGTATCTTGGGCTTAAAAACAACCCCACCAGAACTTCAAGTACTTCCCAAATTTTTTTTTGCGCCCACAAAAAATGGGCCCTAAAGACCCATTTTGGTTGTTACTGTGCGTTAACGATTCATCACATACATGGTAATTTCAAAGCCAAATCGCATTTCTTGTGCTGTTGGTTTAGTCCACATGGTAGTTCCTCCTGGTTGATTACGGTTGTACATACTGTTCTTACACTAGTATGTATCCGTATAGTAGCACGTATTCACCATGGAACACATAGTGAAAATCATTGATTCACCATAGTGATATTATGGAGCAAAGTCACTGGCAGCTTGTGCTATACGCCTGGCTTTAAGCTCATCTTCTTCACCAGTGTTGAGTTTCCCGCTCCATCCTGCCAAACTCAAAAACGGTACTCCCACTCTACTGGCAAAAGCACTGAGTCCATTCCAAAAGTTTGCGGCTCCATATGTGTTCACCGCATAGTTCAGCACACGCCATTGATCCACAGTCAAATAGGGTTTTAGCTGTGGGGCCGCAGTTATAGCACCAGCGGCAACAGCACCAGTCCAATTGCCCTTGCTTATATAGTTCAGTATGGTTCGAATCAACACAGCATTTGCTGTGGCTTTTTCTGGCGCGGGCTCAGTGATTTCTTTCAGTCTCATACATATATTTATAAGTATACATATGCTGATACCCATTCCGCTAGACCCCATAGCCGTAGACATCATAATAGAGCTACTGTTGGAGTCTTTACAGTCATACGGGGCTGGGTGAGCATTAGCACTCATTTCGTGCGTTAACGCTCTGCTACTTCGTAGCTGTAAAAAATCTGCGCTTCGCGTTTGTTCTAAAATTTTGCGCTGGCGCTTCGCGATACTAAATAATCAGCGGTCCAATTAGTTTGAATCGCATAAATACACTTATAATTAAGGATATACGATACAATGAACCCGTTACCAACAACTTATACATTAGGACAGCGTACAATGAATTTTGTGGGTGCGTTGCAAAGTCTTTCTATTCACAGCAAGGAACACCAGCACGTGGCACACCGAATTCTAGACAAGGTACATGCACCCAGATATCTTCACACGTTAACGCCAGAAGTGCTGGCCACCATGTACAGAACCATGCTGACTGAAGCTGGACTTGATTCAGACTGTGTCACACAGTTCACTGACATTGCTGTGCAAATGAACCTGTTCCGTGATGTGGAAACACTGGATGACAATGTGACTCCTTGGGTAGAACCACAGTCCTAAAACCATGCCCGTTCCGCACGGGCATTTTCACCTCTAACTCCAGTGCAACAAGAACAGGGTTTTGTTGCGTTCTCGGCGGAAAGCTATACAGGCCTGCCAGTAATCCACACTGGTGCCGTTGTGATAAGCCCATTCCGAATAGTGATGTCCTATGTATTGATTCAGCCATGCTTCCATCTCATCCACTGCTGTGACCCAATCCCATTGATCATTCACAATTATGGTGGGCCATGTGGCATAGGCAATGTGCTCAAACGGATGCAGTTCCGGAAGATAAAAGCTTCTTGGCATAAAAATATTTAGCCCATACACTAAAAAGTTAAATATCATATACACCAACAAGGATCACGTGCCGTATGACTTTAATAGAATTTCCGCTTGAAAAATTCATCAACGCTTACCAGTTCAACGGGTCAGAAACCAATGCTGAACTGATAAGATTAATACGCGAGGACGGCGGCAAATTAAGTCAGCAAACTGTGGTCAAAGCCTACATGACTGATTGGCGCTTGACCATGGATCATCAAAGTCCGTTACTGGATCCTTTCTTCAAGTTTCTCAATGAAGGGTTGTCCCACAGTATAGCCAGCCTTGCAGGTGTTACCAAAGATCCTTTCAAATATCGCATTGCCAACATTTGGGGAGCAATATACAGCAAGGATGACCACACTGAAGCACACAGTCACGCACCTTGTCAAATGAGTTTTGTGTACTATGTTCAAGCAGATGACTCAGTATCTGCTCCATTGATATTTCCTGAAATTGAACACACAGTGATACCCAGCACTGGCATGCTGGTCATATGCCCAGGTTGGCTTACCCATTATGTGCCCAAGTACAATCCAGTCACTGGGCAAGAACGCATAGTTATTGCAGGCAATATAGAACTACAATGATAGACAGCACAGCACCAATCAGTTTTAACCTTGGACGATTTGTAAACACATACCAGTTCAGTGATTCTGAAACAATTCAAGCACTGATAGACACAATTAGGGCAGAAGCTGTGCGTGGCCAAAGACCCAGTAATGTACAGGCTTTGGTCACATGGAATCTTTACAACATTGATCACAATGCCCAACCACAGGATAGATTTTTTACTTTTTTAAAAACCAGCCTTGAACACAGTTGGTCCAACTTGCTGTGTGATAACAAGGGCAGTGAATCAGTCAACTTTCGTATCAGCAGTATGTGGGGAGCAATTTATCAGCCAGGCGATTGGGCAGATTATCACACACACGGGCCCAGCAGAACCAGTTGGGTATATTATTTGCAAGCTGATCCTACTCAGGGTGCTCCTTTGGTTTTTGATAATACTGGTTATGAAATAATGCCCACCACTGGACAATTGATCATGTTCCCCAGCTGGTTGGGGCACAGTGTTCCCAAATTTATGCCCAAAGATGCCAGTGAACGCATTGTGCTGGCTGGCAATGTGGAAATACAATGAACATCACGTTGCCTTTGTCAAGACAGTACAATTAGTCCTTGTGGTAGTAACGGTAGTTCACTGAGGTTTCGTTGGTCTGGTGCACGAGTGCGCCATTCTTGATATGAAAGCGTCGGGCCATTTCAGTTTGTGGACTCAGTGTAACAATGTCGTTGACTTCACTGTGTTCTTTCAAAATCCAATCAGCAGCCTTTTTGATTAAAGCCGCACCTGCGCCAGGACTGTAACTCCAAATGGTATAAAACACAGCTACATTTTTGCTCTTGCTGACTGATTTTAAATCTTCTTCGTTCTTGGGGATTTCTGTGAGCCATTGCAAACAAGTAGCCGCCAGGATCTCTTCCCCTGCTTTGAGTAACAAGATTTCAGCCGCATCGTTGATACGTTGCTCAAGAGGAATATGCGGACGAACTGGATCGTCTTTGATTACTCGGGTCAAAGGGTCAGTGATGTCTCTAATGTGGTGCAATTCCATGATAAGTCCTAGTGTGTATCTTTATATGCGTATTTATTAACAAGTGTGTGAAATGTTGTTACAACTAGATTACACCAGGTCATCACCCGGCAAACTGTTCAACAATTCACGCAATTTGGTACTGGCCACTTCAGCTTTGATTTTAGGTTTGGCCAAGTCAAATCCTTCCTTGGGACTTGCCCGCTCCCAAGCAGTTGTGCTGCCAGCTTCTTCGCCTTGTGCAGTTTGTCTTTGCTTGATGCTGTTGAGTAGCGTTGAACCTGCACTGGCTTGCCCTGAGCCATATGAATCTTCTTGTTCGCAGTCAGTGATACGCAAACTGTCAATGTTGAACTCCAAATCAATCTTTTGTCCAACACCACTGCTACTACGTGTTTTCATCAGTTGTATTTGATAACGTCCACGTTCACGCATGGCCCTGCTGGTAAAGATACCAAACACGTTATCAGCTGTCTGGATCTTACTTAATCCGCCTGAAATATGACTGTGGTCAAATTCAATTTCTTCCACAGCTCCACGATTCAACTGCGCCGCAGTGATAAACACACAGTTCTTTTCCACTGCCAAATTGCGCAGTTCTTCCGACACATACTTGTCTTTGACAAACAAGTTTTCAGCACTGATGCGCTTGCTCAAGGGCATTAACAAGTCCATGTAGTCTACCAACAGTACATCGACCTTACGGCCCATTTTGATTTCATACTCTTTCAAATAAGCACGAATGTCATTGGCAGTCTTGCCACTGGGCATGTATTTGACTTGAAACTGTCCCGACTTCTTGCCAATCATTTTGACTTTCATTTCAACATCGTCAATGTTCTTGAAAATCTCTCTAGTGGCCATACCAGTTACCATGGCATCCACACGCATACTCACAAGTTCTTCACTCAACTCAAGTGTTAAGTAAATTACATTATATCCAGCAAGAGCATAGTTGACACCAAGATTAGCCAGGAATAGGGATTTACCAGCACCGCTACCGCCCGCCCAAATGTTGAGTTCGCCACGATTAAAGCCCCCAAACAACTTGTCATCAACTGCTTTCCAACCTGTAGATATTTGTCCATTTTTATCCTTAATCCTCATTAGT